ATAGTCCTCTTTGAACCTGAATAGAAGCTGCTGTGTCTCCTACTCCGTCCCAATTAGACCAGTAAACCCAACCATTTTCCATATCGTTTTGTGGAACTCCGTTTATCATTACTGCGATGTTTCTTTGATTGAAACCACGTATGTTGATACGAGCATCACCCGCACCACCACCTTGTTGTGTTGCATATACACTTGGTGTAGTGTTAAGAATCATTGGAATATCTTGTGAACCAAGACGAGTTTCAAATTCTTCTTTTGTTACATTAGTGAAAGCAACTGGTGTTTTGTCAGATGCTCTTGAAGCCAAAACTTCAACATCTGATAATGCAAGTCCACCAACTTCAAGAATGAAGTGGGTCATTACATCTTCTTCACCAACAACTATTGTTTTAGTTATCGGCGAATAACCTATGAAAGAAGCTGTTAGTTCGTATGAACCTGCTGGTACACTTATCATTGCGTAAGCACCACTATCATTAGCGATGTCACCCAAATCTGTACCTACAAGAACGACATTAGCGCCTTCAAGTGGTCTTGAGTTAGCATCATAAACGGTTCCCATTATTGATTGTGCGAACAATCCTGTGGTTACCATAAACAATACTATAAGATTACGAATATTCATAATCGTTTCTCCTTGTTTGTTTCTGTGATGACACATTTTTATACTGGTGTGTCGTCTGCCAGTTAAGAAAATTTAATTCTCACTTGTTAATTCTTCTCCAGGTATTTCACAACTATCGTTGTTGCAGAACTTATCAACTTCTGCTTCTTCATTCTTGATAACACCGAATGATAATTTACCTAATTTTTTAACTTGTTTATTGTATTCCTTTTCTTCAATAGCTTCGTAAGGCATTTGTGGGTATGCTCCGTAATCGTGTCTTGGTAATAAACTTATTCCTTTTAAGTGGTATTGGAAGTAATTTAATACAAATGGAATTTCTTTTCCTTCTGTTTCAGGGTCGAATGTCACAGTACAACTAACCTGATTGTCTGCCCAATGTCTTTGTAGGAATGCTGCTAAACTGAATTGTTCCCAAATGGATAATTCTGCTGCAGTTCTTATTCCTTCACCGACATCTACTGGCACTTCAGCGACTAATGTTGAGTCTTCTGACCCAAACGCTGGTTCAATTTTATAACCTGCTTTTTTTAGGGGTTCTACTAATTCCGAATTAATTGATAATCTAATTCGTCTTGTGTAAAATCTCGATTCTGGATAATGTAAACCTGGTGTTGCTCCGGCTAATAAAGAAACCGTTCCACTTGGTTTAACTGATGTAGTCTTGATACTTCTTGGTATTGCGAACCAATCACTATACATCTTATCCCACTCTTGAATGGTATCGTATCCACCCTCTAACCAATCTCTAAATTCATTTAGTCCACGATTAGTTATGAATTGTGCGACACCACTAACTGAACAACCGATTCTTCTGTTTCTCAACATAACTCTATTGGTGTCTGACCAATGTGTTCTACCGAGTGTTACGGTTTTTGCATATAGATATGCATACTTGAGTGTTCTTTTGTAGTCTTCTAAATCGTCGTGATTGTCTGGAAATGTTTCTACTAAACAACACAATTCATATGATTCTAATGATTGTTCCAAACAAGGATTACCACCCATTACTCTGTGGTCTTTATTATCTCCTCCGTTTTTCATACGAGAATAATGTCTCATATTGTCTAACCAAGCTAATCCTGGTTCTCCATTATCTACGATTCGTTTTGAAACTTCTGTATAATCCATACCGAGTTCTGCAAATATTGAGTTGTTTGATGTCCAACCATATTGGTCTCTATGTGGATTTACTTTATAATTCTTTAAGTCTAAGTATTCTTCTGAATCAGCGTCACCAAATACAATCTCAGCAGTTCTTCTTACATTACCTGCCACAACACACTTACCGATTAAATTCATAATATCTACGATGGTTGTGATTGTAATTGGTTTTCCTGAATTACCCTCTAATACTTGTCTAATTTCTTCGTGGACTTCTTCTAATGGTTCTGGTCCTGATGATACTCCACCAAATCCCTTGATTGGTTCACCTGCTAATCTAATTAAACTATAATCAAATACAACTTCTCCTTGTCCGTGAAAGTAACTTTCTAATAAGTGTTGTAATGATTCAACCCAACCCTCACGAGTATCTGGTATTTGGAAATTTTGTTCATCTCTTTTGATATCAACACCTTTAACGATAATTTCCCCCGCTCCTTTAGTATCGAATCCTACTCCAACACCTAACATTGAGGCGTCCATTAAGAAACAAAATGGTTTTGAATAGTCGTCTTTAATTGTTTTTGTTGATACGAATGCACAATTGTTTAGAGCTGCATACAATCCTTTTTCTTCTGTGATTGCTGTTCCCATAGCCCATAAACCACGACCTGGTGGTAAGAACTTCATATTGAAAATTCTATCATACATTTCTTGTGCGGATTTCTGTGCTTGCCAGGGATTCCAACCTAATTGATGAGATTCAATGTGATTCATTTGCATTGAATATGTTCCCTCTACAACCCTTTGGACGGTTTCCCACCATCTTTCATTTTTTCCGTCTGGTTTAATTCTTGAATAGGTACGCATATAAACTAATTCACCTAATCCGTTGAAACCGAATGGTGCTTTCTTTCTTTTGTACTTACTGATAAAGTTTTCTGATAACTTAAACATTTTATTTGTCCTTCATTTTTCTCTTTTTTTCTTCCTAATATAAGTAGGATATATATAGATTAAAAACGAGATTATTTTAAATTCTTTGAAGTTCTATTAAATTAATCTTAGAAGTTTTATTCAAATCCATCAGTTTCAAAATTATCAAAATCTTTCTTCTTTTGAGCTAATGTTTTTCTCATATACTCCTCTGCATTATCCATTTTTCCTTGGGTCTGTCTACCTTCTTGTGTACTGGTTTCATAGATTTGTATGAATCCTGTGTTGGTATTGATGGTTGCTGGAAAGGTTATTCCGTCTGGTCCAAATCTATTTTTAATCACGTGGAATCTACCTGTGTTTGCTATCTTGTCTTCAACTTTTCTACTCATAGACATAACAAAATCTGCCGTCATTACCTTGCTGTAATCTTCCGATACTTTATCTGCTCCAATCACATCTTCTTCCAAAGATGAACGATTTGCCTGTGATGCCGTCCATATCGGTATATCAAACTCACCAGCTATACCTCTTAATTCTTCGTATATTAATCCTATTGCGTGTCTTTTTTCTGTAAAATGTTGTGTTGACTTCATAATATCTGCATAGTCAACCAATACTATATCTGGTTTTATACCTTGTAATTCACATTGTTGTAAGTGTGCAGATACTGTGTTGACACTTGCACTTCTTGTTGGGTAATATTTAATTACTAACTCACCCTTTAATTGATTAATCTTTTTTAATACCTCTTCTTTGTGGTATTGTAAATTTGCTGTTGGTTGTCCTGATACAATGGTATCATATCTCAATCCAACATATTGTGCATTTAACTCTAATGTATAATGTATTACGGTTTTACCTTGACGAACTGCGTCTGCTCCGATTGCTTGTAGTGTCCAAGATTTACCAATACCTGCTGGTGCAACTATCACTCCAAGTTCCCCACCTGCTAAACCTCCGTCCATTAATTCATTAACACTATCCCACTTCGTTGGAACACACTTTCTTGATTGTTGTGTCATTCGTTCTTCAAAACCAGTATTGTATTCGTGTCCGATATCTCTTTCAACTCCTGCTCTCATAGCAGTATCAATCACACCTTTTATCTTATCGTATTGTTGAGTATCCAATAACTCTACTGAATCCATAATTGCTGCTTTGATAACTTGATTCCTACAAAACTCTAATGTTTTTTCTTGAACGAATTCCAAGTCTGGTGATTCTCTAAAGTTCCAAGCATTTCTCAAACTATCCACTACTGATGTTTTTAATGTATCGTTATCCACATCATCAATCAATACTTTCATAGCTTCCATTGTTGGTGGGATTTTGTAGTGGTCGAAATACTTTTTAATTTCTTTAATCAAATATTTGTTTGAGTCTGCGTCAAAATAACTTGTTTCCAATATATCATACACGGTTTTGATGAACTTATTGTTCAACAACAATGATGTGATGATTTTTGATTGGAAAGATGTTCCGTATTGTATTAGTGATTCGTTTTTGCTCATAACCTTATAATATTAAATATCAATTTCTCCGTACAAAGCATTAGCTTTTTTTTCATATAACTCATTTCTTTTTTTCTCTCTGTACTTTTCTCTTGCTTTCTGTTTAATTTTTTCTTTATTGCGTAAGTAATGGTCCATTTGCCACTTTCTTTGAGCTTCTCGTCTTTCTTTTTCAGTATGATATTTTCGTTTTCTACCCATTACTTGTGAGTTTCCTCTGCCATAAAATTTAATTTATTGAATGTAGTTGCTAACCAACTATTCAGATTAGGTAATGCCTGATACAACTTATCTTCTAAAAACATCTTTTGAAATCTATGTTTGATTACTCGTTGGATTGGTCGTTCAACTATTTCCTTTA